GTGATCAGCCCATCGCCCAAGGAAACGCGCACCAGGGCGCTTGCCGCGTCCAATGCTGTAATGGTGCCCACTCGCACCACGTTAGCCAGCCTGCGGTCGAATTCAGCGGCCGTATGGCTCATTCCGTCACCTGCGTATATTCGGATTCTTCCCCGGCGCCTATCCTTGGCGAGAATCCGGCCATAACCGTGGTGGGCGTGGTGCCCTCGTCAGTCCATACCGTGTTCCCCAGGTGGACAATCTGCGACCATTCAACGGTCCAGACTTCAAACTGGTCTAGCTCTGGCGAGAAATCATCCTTAAAACATCCCGTAACCACGGCCGGGCCGGTCGGCAGCTTTTTGCCGGCCTCTGTAGGATGCGACCAGCGCCGCAGGCGCAGCCAGGCCGCGAACGCTGCCGCCAGCTTACGCGCGGACAACTTCGCCTTGTCTGTACGGAAACCAAGCACCAGGCTGGCTTCAAATTTCGCCAGCACTGCAAGCTGTTCTGTACCTGGGTCGTCCTCTGGTGATGGCTCGAACTCCACCAGGTCGAGCAGACACGCCGGCGCGGGCAGGTTCTTGCGGTCGTCGCGGTAGAATTCCACTGTCGCCAGGTCAGGGAATGCCGTCTGGATATCGCGCACAATTGCGTCATGCAACGCGCCCAGTTCTACTTCTGTGTTTGCGTTCATGCTTCGCCTATTTTGTAGCGCACGCGCGCGGCCAGTTCGCGCTGGAACAGTGGCCAAAATATCTGTTCCAACTGCACGAAGATTTCATCCTCTACGAATGTCTGCGCCTGGTCCCGAACCGGCACCAGTTGTTCTTCAATGCTTAATCGCGCAGCACCTGGCGCGCGCTTGAAAATCGTCTTTCGTTTTGCATACTGACTGCGGCCAACAAACGCGCCTTTGAATTCTTTATCTCGGAACGTCGCGCCGGCGGCGGTCTTTTGTGGTGTGCCCTTGAACCATGACACTGGCATGTCGTTTAAGCCATACCACAGTTGCACGCCTTCGGCGCCGCCCTTGCGCAGCTTGATGGCCTTTAACCGCTTGCGCAGCGCGGACGCGGCGCGCAGTTGCAGTTCACTGCGCAGCCCTTTGCTTGACAGCATGCGTAGGCGCGACGCCGTTTGACGAAGCGCGCGTGATAGCGCGAATTTCACTTGCCTATCTGTCGCGCCCAGTTCTTCACCGATACGCTGCAGGTCGTCCCATTCGATATCGAAATGAATCGGCATTACTGCGGCGCCAGCTTCAGCACAGCCCAGCCGGTGCCATCGCCTTGCGGGTCTGTCATTACGTCATACGACGCGGCGCCGATCTGCACAACAGCACCACGGCCAATGCCGGCAAAATCTGATTCCTTCCCGGATATGCGCGGGTCGCTAGTATCCATTTCATATTCGCCGGTCTGCGCGTTCAGATAAGGCTCATCGAACAGCACAGAGACAGGCGGCCTGGGCGCCCCGTTTAGCGGCGTAATGATGGCCTGCACCGCGAAATCATCGCCGCTCAAAAAATCATCCAGGTTTTCCCAGGCCGGCCCGTTCATTATTTTTTATCGCCTGCGCCTGCGCCTGCGCCTGCGCCATCGCCTGCGCCATTGCCAGCGCCATTGCCAGACTTGCCGGCCGCTGTCTTTTCATCGGCAGCAGTGGCCACCACCGCCTTACCACGGCGCAGCATACTTTTCGCTTCGGCCTCGCTCAGTTCCNCCAGTTCGCCAGCGCGTACCGGCTCGCCGTCCACCATGAAGCCAGAAACAGCCTTGACCATTACGCCGGCCGGTGCGTCTTTCTCTTTCTTCTTTGCCATGCTCGATTCCTCGTCGCTTTGGTTGTAAAAAAGGGCCGCCGTCCTGGCGGCCCTTTCGGGTATTGCTACTGCTCGCTGGTTTTACGGAATCAGCACGCCGTAGCACATGCTTTCCTCGCGGCGCAGCACGAAATCCGCGTCCTGGAAAACCACCAGGCGGGTGCCACCGGATTTGCTCAGGCTGTACGGGTCCACCGTCAGGTCCAGACCGCCCCACAGCGCAACAATCAAGTCGCTGAAGTTGCCGAAAAACACGTCGCCGTCAGCCACCTGGTTGGTGATTTCCGAACGATAGCCGTTGACGGTGCCGCCCGGTTCCCAAATGGTTGCCTCGGTGCCAGCGCCAAATTTCGGCGTGGTCTTGCAGTGGCCCCGGAACTTCGCATTGGCAACGTAGGCCATGCTGTTTACATCCGCGTTATCGGCCGCGATTGCGCTTTCCATCGAAACCAGTTCCGCGAATGTCGGATTTGCCACCGCGAAGTCCACCGAATTGATGCCGGTGTAATTCTTGATCCCCTTGGGCTGGTTGCCCACCCCGGTGCCGTAATAGCCGGCATAGTCCAGTGCTTGCGCAATGGCGTTAACCAAGTCGCGGCGCACAATTCCCTCCGCGTCCGGCGTGGACTGCTGCATCAGCTTGCGCGTGATATCGGTATATGCCGCCACCGTCTTGGGAGACAGCGCAATCTGGCCGATGGTCGGCACGCCTTCGGTCGCGTCCTCGCCCTCACCTACCCAGTACGCAGTTGCGCCGCCGGTCTGCTTCGGAATTTCCACATTGCCCACCAGGCCAGCCATGGAAAAGCCCAGGCGCATAATGGTGGTGCGATGGCGAAGCGCCTCGATAAAGGAACCGGCCATCAAAGTGGTAGCCACCAGTTCGCTGCCGGTCGTGGAACCCACCGGCAAGTTGGCGGCGCCGCCAGCGTTGAATGCGCGCGCCAGCACGTCCTCGGGGATAAGCACGCCTTTGGCTTCGCGGCCAAACTGGCGTTGCGCTGCTTCGCTGCACTCGAATTCGAATGCGGCGTCCTTGCGCAAGCGCGCATCGTTCGGATTCGCCAGGGCGCGAACTACGCGCATCAGCGAATAGGAACGCGCTTCGGTATCGGTCAGTCCGATTTGCGAACTCGGCTGCGCCTGGTCGGCCAGCGGCTTGGCCTTGCGCTCGTTCATGCGTTCCAGCAACGCGCGCTGGAATGCGTCCGCGTTCTGGCCGTTGCCAACGAATTCCAGCGCCAGGTCCGTAGCACCATAACGCTTGCCCATTTCGGTGATGGCGTTGACGCGGCTGCGTTCCGCCTGCTCGCCTGCCGCGCGTTCGGCGCCGGCGTATTCGATGACTTCCAGTTCCCGAACGATTTTATCGTTGTCGGCCTCGTCCACTTCGGCGCGGACCAAGTGGCCGGCGGCATTGCGCACGGTCTTGATTTTCATTTCTGCTCTTTCCTCAATTGAAAGTTGAATGCCACCTTTGTGGACGGTTGAATTCTGCGCAGGTGGCGCCGCGCTTTCCTCTTGCGGGTTTTCCGCTTCCATGCTTCGACCAATCCCCACCGATGCGTCCGCCGGCACAGATACCGGGCTGATTTCGTAGGGCTGCCAATCGGTCACGCGCCAAACTTCTTCGCCGTCGCGTTCTTCGATCAACTTCGCATCCTGGATGCGATAGCCCACCGATACCTTGGTGATGATCTTGTCAACAATGTCTTGAAAAATTTCATCCGCCCGCGCATTGCGCGAAAAGCGGACAGTAGCCCGGCCCTTCTTGTCGCTGTCCACGCGCGCGCTTTCCACCACGCCCACCTGGGTGTCCCAGTTGTGGTTCCAGAGCACCGCTGCGCCATCGTTCAGGCGCGATAAGTCCACTTCNCCNGGCTCATGGCCCAGCACTTCAATGCCNNACCACCGNCGATATTCNGCCTCGNNCGAAAACGCCANTTCCACCGTGCGCGCNNCCACGTCNATGGAATCNTTCACCACCTTNNNCGTGGTCTTTAGGTCGCGCGTCCCCTGGATTTCTGCCAGGCGCTTTTGCAGTTCTCGTTTCATCATTCGCCCTTCGGTTTTGCCTCTTGTTGCGGTTTTGGCGGCGCTTTGCCCATTGACAACAGCACCAATTCTTTCGCGGTTTTTTCGTCGATGCCTTCGGCCGTCATGGCGTCGATCATTGCGCGCACATCGCGCGCCGATTCGGCCCATACGGTTTGCGGGTCGCGGCCCTGCTCTCTGATGATTTGGCCCGGCGATGCAAGCAGGTTGTTTTTCGTCGCCACAGCGCCGTCCACGTCTGCGCGCGGGTCGATCCACTGCCACCGGCGCGGCTGCCATGCCACCTGCTGCTTATAAACGTCGATTTTTGCGGGCTTCAAACCAGGCAAACGCCCGGACAACAGCGCGCGCGGCAGCCATGCTTCAAACACTGGCTGGATAAGGCTTTCAATCAGCCATTCCTGTAATTCTTTCCAGTGTTCGCGCTCATCCAGCGTGCCCTGGCGAATGCTCGAAAAGTTGACGCCTTCCAGGTCGTTGGCCAAGTTGTTGTAGGCCACGCCCATGCCGGCGGAAATCCCCCGCAACAGGTATTTGGTGAATGGCGCAAACTCGCCATTTGGATACTGCGGCGCCCACTCTTTCAACTCCGCGCCCTCTGGCAGCACCGGGAATTCCCCAGGCTCCGCGCTGATTTCTAAATCGTCGTCCTCATCAAACTCAGGGCCGTGTCCATCCTTCCACTGGATAAAGCCCATTTTTGACGCGCCCACTCGCGCGTTGACGATTGCCGCATCCTCGGTGCCGTTCAGGTGGCGCATGCGGAATAGGCCAGTGGAACCCCAAGGCAGCCCGCGTTTTTGTCCTTCCATGTCCTCGCGGAATCCGTGGACGATATCGGCCGCAGGAACGCGCACATAATGGCGCCCGCCGAAACGGTAGTCGGATTCGCTCTCGTCGGTCGTGCTGAAATACACCCACAGCGGCCGTCCGTATCTGTTGAAATGGATTCCCTGGCGAATGAAACCGCCGCCGGCGGGCCGGTCCTCGTTGAAATCCACCGGACAGCGTTGCGGGTCCAGCGTCTGCAGCGCGAAGCCCCACGGTCCTGCCTCAGCGCCATAGACCAGGCGCACCATGAATTCACCATCCTTAGCAGCCTGCTGCGCGCAGGCGGCCTGGATGCCGCGCCAAGACCGCTTCCCGGTCACGTCGCAATTGGCGCGGTGCCCCCACTGAAAAAAACCGGCTTCCAGTATTTCGTTGGCGTTCTTATCCAGCGCGCCGCGCGCGTTGCGAATTTGTGCGTGCAGCGTCACGCCTTGCGGGCCGACAATGTTCTGTCGGCTCATCCGCAGGAAGGCGCGCATATAGTCGTTGTTCGCCGCCTGCTCGCGCGAACGCGCCACCAGCGTGCGCTGGTTCCGATCAATAATCTGGTCGGCGGTCAGCGGCGTACTCGGCCAGCTTGCGGTCAGCCGATCATTTGACGCGGCCGCATAGAAGTTGCGCGCGACCGCGCGGCCGATGTGCGACATACGCGGCCGGCTCGGCTG